TTCAAGAGCGATTAGACAGTTACGGAAGGATACTGAAGTTAAAGCAATCATCTCTTACGCTGATAGTGATTTCCATAATGGTACAATCTATCGCGCTTGTAATTTTAAATATTGCGGACTTTCAGACCCAAAGAAAGATTTCTACTATGCAGACGGAACTAAACACTCTAGAGGCAAAATTAAGGGATTTGAAGGTGAATGGAAAGATCGCTCGCGCAAGCACCGATATGTAATGGTGTTTGATAAGAAACTAGAACTCTTATGGAAGAGTGATGTTTAGATTCTCAGTTTGAATATACTTTTCGTTGATGTATTGAGAAGACTCATCATAAATCATAATTTGTCTCATATCATTTAAGAACTGTTGGAGATATGATGGTTTTAATAGATAAATGCTTCTCTTTTTATCATTCTTACGAACTTCATATTCATAGTTACTAATACCAATAACTGGATTTAGACTTAGTAAAGGATTAGCAGGATTTGGAATTGTGAAATTACCATCAACAACTTTACCTGCTGGAAGAATTAAACGACCATTCGAATCTTTTACTTGAGTGGTTTCATAGTGACGAGTTTCGTTTAGATCAGTATCATATTTCTCGTAGCAATATCTGTAGAGATCTCGATCTGACAATGGCCATTCATCTCGCACATTGATAATTCCTGCGGTTAGAAGGACCACCCAATCTAGTTGGGCATCACCATAAAATTCTTCGGCAACAAGTTCTGGTCTTGATCCTTCTGGGATCTCATATTTATTGAAGATAGTAAAAACATTCTGAAGATCATCTCTTAATTTAACTCTACGGAAGAGATTTTTGACCTCGATATAGTTAAGAGATGAGTTCTTATCAGACAGATAAGAAGGATAAAGTAAATTTGGAAGTTCTCTAAAGTATCCCATTTTAGAATCCTACTCCTGTTAATCCATTATAATCACCAGCATAAATTGGTTCAAGTTCCTTAAATGACAAATCCATAATCATAGAAACTGGAGTTCCACCACCATCTTCATCAGCTCCTCCATAAGTAGCATATGTCCCCTCACCAGTATAATTCACAGACATATCTGTAAGAAAACATTCTTTAAACTTATGTAAGAACGGATGATTTCGACTTCCTCTCATATAGTTAAGTTTAAATATTTTTGGAGTTGATAAGTATAATCCGTTAATACCGCTTGCTTCTCCACTAAATCCTAAGTTGCTAGTTCCAGGTGCCATACTTTGTTTTAGTGTTTTTATAATATTTTTTACTTGCTTTGCTTCACCTTCATTTCTTGGTGTTAATTTAAAAGAAAATTTAAAAGACCTTAAAGTAACACCATCAAATAATAACTCCATATTTGGATTCAAAATATTCCCAGTTTGTCTTGCTAATAACTGAGATGGTGTTAAATTTCCACCAAATGGCATGTTTGCCGCACTAGCCGCTAGATTATTTAAAAAATACTGTCGAGCAGCGGGATCTAATCCAAGATCTGTAGCTTCTTTTAGCATTGTTTGAAGAACCTGGCCAGGATTATCTTCTTTATTATAGAAAGCATCTAAAACAACTCCCAAAGCACCAGCAGTTAAACCATCAAGACTTCCTTCTGTATATTTTACAGAATTTCCATCCTGTATATTTGAAGGTATTGGTAAATATATTGTATCATCGATTACTGTTGCGTTTGTCCTTTTTTTTACTGTGAAAGGTTTTCCAGCTTTAAGAGTACTTATAGTTGACTGAACTCCTTGAGCTCCTTGAGTTCTAGTCGTTACTGAAGGGGTGGATGTTCCGCTTTCTCGTGTCAAACTATTAGCTGTATATTTAGCTATTTCAATCTTTAAAAAATCGGAGTTTTCATTTATTTCTGTGAAAGGATATCTATAAATTGGCATTTTTGCCTACTTTTTTAACTATTTAGACGCAGTTTCTTAATTGGCAGTTCTCTGGCATCAGCAAGTTCTTCTGGGTAGATCTCATATAGTTGGTCAGCAACTTCATTCCAAGTATATTGACGAACTTCTCCCCAATGATAGTTAATACCACGAAATCCCCAATCAAAGACTTCAGTGACCGCAACTAGAGGGTGCTGATCATACGTGATGTTTGGTGTCTTGGGATTATAAACAAAGACATAATACTTCCCAGCACTTGGAACTTTACCACTTCCAGTCAAAGCACTTCTAAGTTCACTCATTACATCACTTGAACTTTCTTTTCCATTGAGATTATCCATCACAGAACGAATGCGATTATATTGATTCTCTGTTGGATATTTTTCTTTTCTTTGTTTGAGAGTCTTTCTTGGCATTACTTAATACCTAGTTCGTCTTCTGTAATAACTTTGAACTCCCATAATCTATCTTTACAGAATTCTCGTGCTGCTTTCCACTTTGCCTGGTTCTTGGCATACTCGTAGACTTCGTAAATATATCCTTTCGTTTTTCTCTTTTGAACTTTTGGTTCAACAGTTTGCTTTTTGGGTTTGATTTCAATAATGTATTTCTTAATCTGTCCAGTTGCTTCTCGGACTTTAATATAAAAGTCGGGAAAGTATCTGTGAATTTTATTATCGATTGGTGAACGATAGGGAAGAGCGATTTCTTCACTACCCCACTCAAGGATGTTCTGGTTCGTGTCACAATACACCATAAACTTACGCTCCCATAGAGAACGATAAATTATGTTTGTTGGGTCACCCTTGTATTTTTTTGGATATGATGGTTGAAATTTTCCCTTATATGACATCTAAATACTTAATAATATAAGAATCGTATAAGGTATTTAGAGTGTCCAATTCCCTTCTTAGATCACTTAGTATGAAGGAGGCCAAATACCTCATTGGCAATTTGGCTCAAACGAATCAATATTTTGTTAATATTCCAGTTCCACTAACACTAAAAGACTATTTTGATAAAGTTTATAAGAGAGAAGATGTTGGTGCTAGTATCGTTGCATTTGTAAACAGTAAACTAGGATTCTTTTGCTCAGAAGCTACTCTTCCAGTTTCATCATATGCGACTGCTGAGGTAAAAGATAATTATATGGGCGTAACACAAGAGTTTGCTCACACTCGTCTTTACACTGATATGGACATGACTTTTTATGTTGATGATAATTATGAGTTATTAAGATTTTTTGAAGGGTGGATGGATTTTATTTCTGGTGCAGGAGAACTATCTCAAGTTAATGGTGGTAAACATTACTATAGAAGATTTCAATTTCCGGATCATTATAAGATTGATAATTTAACAATTACAAAATTTGAAAAATCATTCAATACTGAATTAATTTATAACTTCATAAATGCTTTTCCAAAGGGTTTAACTTCTATACCAGTCTCTTATGGTCCAGCAGAATTATTAAAGGTAACAGTCACATTTAATTTTGATCGTTATATTGCAACTAAAAATAAATTAACCTCAACAGGTGGTAATGCTCAACGAGGAGAAACAGGAGGGGTTGTTTCAGACGGAAATTCTTCGGCAGAAGAATTTGATACTCAAAATGGAAGATTTTTAGGACCTCCAAAATCAAGAAGTTTGGGGAACTCTCAAGCATCTTTAGATGAATTGTATTGGGCTGCCCGTCAAGGTAAAATAAAAAGACCATCTGATTTACCTCGGGGAGGTGAATAAATAATCACAACTGAAGTTTTTATAGGTTATTATGCCTTTACCAAAGATTAATACTCCAACATATGAGTTGGAATTGCCTTCTACTGGAAAGAAAATTAAGTATCGCCCCTTTCTAGTAAGAGAAGAAAAAATCCTCATCATGGCACTAGAATCTGAGAACATGAAACAGATTACTGATGCTATTGTTCAAATTCTTTCTGATTGTATTCTGACTAAGGGAATCAAAGTTTCTGATCTATCAACTTTTGATATCGAATACTTGTTCTTAAATGTTCGTGCTAAGTCTGTAGGTGAAACCGTCGAAGTTAATGTCACATGTCCAGATGATGGTGAGACAACAGTTCAAGTTGAAATCGCCATTGATGACATTAAGGTTCAGAAGAACAAAGATCATAAAGAAACAATCAAGTTAGATGATAATCTTTCAATGAAGTTGAGGTATCCTTCATTAGATCAGTTTGTTGAAAATAATTTTGAGACCAACGAAGATGTTAGTGATGTAAATAAGTCTCTTAGTATGATTACTTCTTGTATTGATATGATTTATGATTCTGAAGAGTCTTGGAGTGCTTCTGACTGCAGTAAAAAAGAACTAGAAGAATTTGTAGATCAGTTGAATACAAAGCAGTTTAAAGAAATTGAAACTTTCTTTGTGACTATGCCCAAACTTTCTCATACGTTAAAAGTTAAGAATCCAAATACAAAAGTTGAAAGTGAAATTGTGCTGGAGGGACTCGCAAGTTTTTTCAGTTAAGTATGGCTCATACTAACCTTGAGTCATACTATAAAATTAATTTTGCCTTGATGCAGCACCATAAATATTCATTAACAGAGCTCGAAAATATGATTCCTTGGGAGAGGGAAGTATATCTTACTTTACTCGAACAACACGTTGAAGAGGAAAATCTAAAGGCACAACAGCAGAGTGGACATTAATCAGGTTTACAGAGCACCATCGATACCTAAACTTGGTAAGAAGACTATATCTTCTTCGGTATTGCGTGGTGCTGCTGCGACCACTGCTGCAGTGCCAAAATTAAAAACAACAAAATTTAGTTTTGTAAAACCAAAGATCTCAGCAGAGACCTTAAAAGGTGAAGCGTCACCAATACAAGTGTCAGAAACACTTGTTGAGACTAATAGAATTCTTGTAGAAATACAGAAACAACTTTCTCTTGACTTTGCAATGAGGATTGCAGAAGAGAAAGAGACAATTAAAAAAATAAAAGCAGCAGAATCAAAAAGAAAATTTGCAGCAAAAGAAGCAGAAGTAGAGTCAACTAAAAAAATAGGTGGTGCTCTCGGTGGTGCGATAGCCAAAGTTGCTGCACCAATTAAAAATGTTTTTGATAAGATAAAAGAATTTTTTGGATTAATTTTAACTGGTATTGTTTATAATGCAGCATTTAAGTGGTTGCAAGACGATAAAAATAAAGAACTGTTATTTACTATATTTGATTGGATAGGAAAGTTATTTGTTCCTGCGGTAATTGGTATAGTTGGATATAAATTTGCTAAATGGGGAATCAGATTATTTAAAATTACAAGATGGTTTTGGAGACTTCCTGGTAGGTTAGCAAAAATACTTGGAATAAAAGGACCGACAAAACTATCAGCACCAGCAGTAGATCCAAGGACTAGGCCAAAAATAAAACCACAAGCATTAAGAGATCTAGGAAAAGGTGCTGCGCCAAGACCGGGGGCAGGAACAATACTTGGTCCTGGCGGTAAACCTTTACTGGGTTCTGGTATAGATGCATATCGGGGGGGAACTCCTGCTAGAGCACCATCAATACCAAAATTGAATGCACCAGTAAAACCTAAAGGTGTTGGTGGTGGAATTATTGGAAACGTTGCTTTTGTATTAGCACAATTATTTGCACCACAAATACAAGAAGCTGTGGGCGGTCTTTATAATCAGATGGGTATTGGTATGGGAAATTTAAGTGATGAAGAGTTAAAAAAACAATACGAAGAAACTTATAAGAGTTTTGTCAAATATAATTCTGATCAATCTTCTCTACCATTTGGAGGAAATCAATCTTCCTTTGAAGAATATGAATTTGGTAGATTAAATTTATTACGGAATGAATTCAAAAGACGCGGACTTTCTTTTAATAATGGAGGAACGATCCCTGGTCCAAAAGTCAATAAAGATGTTACTCCATTACTAGGAACTCCTGGGGAAGAAGTTGTCAACGCAAGATCTTCAGCTCTTTGGAGACCTTTAATAAAAATGCTCAATGATCAGGGTGGGAGAATATGGGCACAATTCTCCATGGCAGTCCAAAAACTCCTTGAAACAATTGGTTATTTAAAAGAAGTATTTAAAGAGCAACAAAAAGTAATCGAAGATAATAATAAGTATATTCGAGAGGATATTGAGAAAAAACGTCAAAATCAAAATACTCCTTCACCACCTAACGGGTCATATACAATGAACACGAAACCAAAAACGTTGGTGATTATGCCTAACGTTTCGGTTCCTAGAGTTCTTGCTCAACAATCTGGTGGAAGGAGAACAACCGTACTTCCCATGATTAATAATGCGATAAAATCAAAACCACCAACAATACCACAAATGCAGGGAAGAGAGACTGATCCAATAGTAATATCTCCATCAAATATAACAAATCCTTGGATGGAAATATCTCCTTCATTGTATGGTATTCAGTTATACGTATAAGATATGGAAACTCAAGTAACTAGTTTAAAACTTAATGTTACTAATATTAAGAGTTATTTGATCAACTCAAATAAAGAGTTGAAGAGACTTAGGACGCAGAAAAAAGAATTATTTTTCAAACTCAGTAAGCAGAAAGAAGTAAGTGAAGAAGAAAAGCGTATAGAAACTAAAAATCTTGGAATTGGTGCTGGATTTTCTAAAATTATTAGTACTGTAACATCTCCAGCAAGAAGTATTTTTGATAAAATACTAGACTTTTTTGGACTGATCGCTCTTGGAATATTAGTCCGCGAACTTCCTAAAATTGTAGAGGCAATAGATGGATTTTTTAATAGTGGATTTATAAAGGGTCTTAGATCTGTACTTGAGGTTATTGGATCTGGGTTTCAAAAACTTGGGGAATTAATAGGTGTTATCACACCAAATAAACAAAGAGAAATAGACGATAATTTAAAACAACTTAGTAGTGATCTCGATGAAGATCTTAAGGGTATTGATGAAGCAGAAAAAGATATTACTGCTTTGGAACCAGAGTTATTAAAAAGAGAAAAAGAGAAAGAACCTAAGGATAATAATCCACCAGCAATGCCGCCATTAGGACTTCCCCCTGGATCAATGGATTCAATGCAGTTTAATCCCCCCAGACAAGATAATGGAAAAAGTGTAGAACCACAAAAACTTGCTAAGGGTGGAACAACTAAAGAACCATATGCTCCAAAAACTCCAAGACAAACTGGAGAACAAAGAAGAGCTAAAACAAACATGACAAATGGATTCAATGATTTTTCTGTATCAGTCGAAAACATAGGAGATATTACCAAGCTTAGTGAAGAGAATATGTTAGCCCTTGCGGACTTTAATAAGTTGTTTAGGGACTGGAGTTCTTTCGAAAGTGATGAACCCGGACGTACTCCAAGAAATCCAAGAAATCCAAGAAATCCAAGAAATCCAAGAAGACCTCCAGGACCATATTCAACAACACCATCTGTTGGTGCTCTAGCATCTCTTTTACCTTATGGAAGACCAACATATACTCCAGGAGAAGGATTCCGACAGAATAGACCTGGACATAATGGAGTTGATATTGGAGTCGATCCTAATTCTCCAGTTATTGCTACACAAAATGGTGTTGTTCAAAGTGTATCTGGTTTATTTGGAACATGGGGAGAGGGATTATATGTCAAATATAATGATGGAACAACCGGAGTATATGGACATATTATAGTTGATGATAAGTATAGAGTTGCTGGAACTCAAGTGAAGAAGGGTGATAAAATTGGTAGGGTTAAAGATTGGCCAAGAGGTGTTGGTGGAAATACTAGTTATGCTCAAAATAGCCATTTACATTATGAAAGAATAGACAAAAATGGATCTCATATTGACCCTCAACCATACATCAATAGTCTTAGCAACAAATCAGCAAATTCATTACCATCTAACAGACATCAAGGTCCTGTTTCGGCCAATAAACCAAATGGTATGGGTGGAAGAGTATTAAATACTAATAGTCAAGGTGGAAATGAAACCATCATTGTTATGGTTCAACCAATTGAAAAATACGTTACTATTCCAATTCCACAAATAATAAAACAACCAGTAAGATCTGCATCTCAAAGAAGAAAACTACCAACAGAATGGAGCGTATAAGATAAATGGCAAGAAAAGCAGCAGAAGCCTCAGCATACGAAATATTTCAGATTGAAAAAAATGGTAAGATAGTAGATATTACTGGTCAGTTTTCTGAAGGTGCCAAAACAACGTCTTTCGATTATTATGAAAGTCTTTTATCTCCAAATATCACGGCAATATTGACCATACTGGATACTGGTGGTTCTCATCCAATTGATGAAAAATATGATAATCAGGGTAGACTTAGTACATTAAGTGCCGCCCTTCCATTAACTGGAGATGTATCTGTTAAATTTAAAATTTCTCATAAGTATGGAAATTTGGATTTTACTAGAAACCCATTGGTATATGATGTAAAACTATCCCCAGATCAGTCGGCAACCAAACAAGCATTAATGATAGGATTGGTTTCACAAGGAGCAAAAAATAATCAATCAAATACTGTTAAAGAAAAGTATTCTGGCAATATAGCAGATACTGTTACAAAACTAGTGAAAAAATATTTAAAGACGGACAAACTTTCTATTTCGCCAACTAGAGAACCATATCAATTTGCTGGAGAAAACAGATCAGTTTTTGAGGTTATTGTTGGCGAATTAGCACCACAATCCTCTCCAGTTGATGGAAATCCTGGATATTTCTTCTATGAGACCAGAGATGGTTTTAATTTTAGATCTATCGATGATTTAATCACACAAGAACCAAAGGCGGAATATTTCCTAAGAGGAACTCTAAGGGCAAATTTAGATAATGATGAAAATGACTTTAAAATACTTCTTAAAACTGATATAAAAGGTGACGATGTAATAACAGCACTAAAATCTGGTGTTTTTCAGAGAGAAGTTGGTGTTTTAGATCTAAAAAGTAGAAAGTATGAAAGAACTGTTTATAAATTTGATCAATTGAAAAAATCTTTAGGAAAAACTGTTGATGCACCAAACACAGAAAGTTACGTTAAAACAAGTTTTTACATAAAATCAATAGGAACCTATGAATCAGCACCAAAAGGAGAAGTTATTAATGATCCTGTGAAATGGAGATCATTATCAACAATGAGATACAATCTATTGTTCTCACAAATCTTACATGTTCAGGTTCCTTGTAATCCTCAACTTATGGCAGGAGACACTATAATTTGTGATTTTGAACCGATTACTCAAAGTAGTAAGGTTCAGGGATCAGATCCAGTTCAAAGTGGCAAGTATTTAATTTTGAATTTATGTCATCATTTTGGTCCAGTAGACTCAATTACATCAATGACTTTAGTTCGTGACTCCTATGGTCTATATACTAATAAAAATAAAAAATGAAGATTAATACCGGTAGTAATGAAATCTTCGTTGCTCAAGTTGCTCCAGGGCAAAACCAATATGTTAAAGGCGCTTCTTGGAATGATGCTTGGGGAAATCGTGTAAAAATAAGAATTCCAGGAAAACATCCAGAGTCTTCAGAAATAAAGGATGATGATTTGCCATGGGCAATTGTTACGCAATCAACCAATTATGGACACTTCAATAGAGGATCGTCGGGAGTTTGGGGTGGTGAATGGGTTTTATGTGTCAGTGATCCAAAAATTTCTCAGGACCCAATTATCATTGGAAGTTTTGGTAGAGCAGCAAATATGCCGGAGATTACAGTATCGGACAATGGCACAACACAGTTCAAAGATGTAAGCACATACAATGGTGGTCTTCAGGCAGGCAATCACCAAATGATCGGTGGTAGTTCTAAGAAATCAGATCCAAGAACACTGCCAGTTGGAAGTGATATTAAGGAAGATGCGAAGACGGAACCAAAGTTTGATGTAAGTAAGTTAACAAAAGATCTTTCCACACCAGTAGCACAATACACAGCAAAAGATAAAGCAGAAGATAAACTACTTCTTAGATCGATTCAAAGAGGTGAACTTGGTCCAATTCCAAGAGAACAAATTGATCAAATTATTAATCGTATTAATGGTGTTGGTGGACAAGTTCGTGGTGTTTAATAAATATCAGAACAAGGAGGTGAATGTATAAATGGCAAGAGTAGATGAAACTAGATTTATTGTTGGCAAAGAGTATGCTAGAGTTGGAACTATATGGTACGAACGTGCTTATGACAATAAGTATTATTCTGTAGAAAACCCCGATTTAATACGAAGAATTCAATCTGAAGGAAAGTTGCCAGAACCAGGATTTCCAGTTAGAAAAGATATCGTTATAGAGCGAAGTCAACCAGTAACACAAGTAGTCACACAAGAAACCAACTCACTACCAACACAACCACAATCAACACAACCACAATCAGGACAACAAGAATCAACTTCTGGTATCAAATATGTTAACGTCCGTGGTAAAGAACTTGTTCTTTATGAACAGGAAAATGAAAAAGGTTTATCGACTGGAACTACACTTTTACTTCAAAAAGTAGATAAAAAAACCTATGATGGTTATAAAAGATTACTTAGTGCCAGAGGTCTTTCGGCAGGAGAATATTCTGCAGAATATAAAGATGGTAGTTATCGTGTAACCGTTGGAGTATACAATACCGGTGGTCAATTTATACCAATTTATGATCATTTATTGGGTAATGTTGGTGGAGTTAGTGCCGTTGATTCTGAGATTAAAACACAAATTGATAGAGGATATAATTCAACTTTAACATCCGTTAGAAAGACAACAACAGAAGATTTTGGTTTTTCTCAAACTCCTCGTGGAAAACCTATTGGATCAACACAAGCAACAGCACAAACAACAGCACAAACAACAGCACAAACAACAGCACAAACAACAGCACAAACAACAGCAGTAGAAGTTGCTGATCCTGTAGAAACTGCTGTTGAAATGGTGGATGTTAGCACTCTTACCGATGAAGAACTTTCTGATTTAATTAAAGAAAACCAAAATGCGTTAGATATACTTAATAATCGTTTTAGTCAACAAACTGGACCATTATCTGAAGGACAAAAGCTACTATATGAAGAACTTTTAGCAGAAAGAAATGTAATTTTGGCAGAGGGGGCAAAAAGAAACCCACAGTGTGTTAAGAAAGAGAGTGATAACTCATACACATTTACAGATACGCCAGAGTGTGAACAGTTTGTAAATTCTGTAATCGGAAATAATCTAGCAGCACTTGCCCAGAAGAAGTACTCCATGCCAGATCCCTGTGGAACTTCTGAGATGGCAAAGATCAATACCCAACTTCAGAAGTTTTTTATCACACTGAAAGGAATCAAAAAGTATGGTAACTTATATGTTAATGGTATAGTTAATAAAACTAGTAATCTTGTAAGTCTTGTAAGAAGCACTTCCACTATTATTGCCTCAGTTCTGAAAGGACTAGTTCAAAGATTTAGAAACTATGTTCTATACAAGATAAGAAGAGGTATCATCGATGTTATTGATAAGTTATTTCCCAATTTGGCATCACAATTAAAAAATACTGTAATTCAAAAAATAGTAGACTCTATTCTTTGTAAGTTTAAAGACATCATCAAAGGTTTAAAAGATCTTGTTATTGATTTCTTGTTTGAACTTATTGGTAAGATCGCAAATGCTCCTTTCTGTGTGGCAGAGCAGTTTACAAATGCTCTGGTAAACAACCTTGGTGCAAGTATTGATGAAGCAATCGGTCCAGTTTTAGATGAAATCAGTGATGTTCTTGGTGGAGCAACAAAGTTTGCCGGTCAGATATTTGAGGCACTAGACTTTATTATAGGATTTGAATCTTTCTTATGTGCCAAACCAAATTGTCCAGAGATTAAGGAATATGCCGCTGGTCCTTGGGGTGGACCATCACCAACAAATCCAAATGCCTTTGAGAAATTCTTAGCATCACCAGATTTAGATGCTGGAGAAGCGACACAGTTTATTAATGATACCCTCAATAACACACTTGGACTAGGATTCCTTGATAAAGGTGTTGGTGGAGAAAGTATTGGAGCAGCACCTGGAAGTGTTACTGATTGTAGTACTGCTCCATTTAGATGTGGTCCGCCAACTGTCGAATTCTTTGGTGGTGGTGGACTTGGTGCTGTTGGATCGGCAGTTGTTGATACTGCTGGACAGATTTTAGGTGTAGATCTAGTGTTTGGTGGATCAAACTACACTAGACCTCCATTTGTAACCTTTATGGATTCTTGTGGAAGAGGAGAATATGCCAGTGGATATACTAAGATTAATGATAATGGTCAAATAACTGAAGTTGTAATGGTTAACAACGGATCTGGTTATATGAATACCGTTGATGGAACCACGGAGTTTGATGATGATCCAGCAGACACAACTGTTCCATTCCCAGTTGAGCAAAAGGTCACGGATTATGTTGTTTGTCTGAAAGAGATACAGGTTGTTTCCACTGGTATTGGATATCAACCCACCGATGAAATTACGATTACACCAGATATACCAAATCTACAGGCAAGAGTTAAGATGACTCAAGACGGCCAGATCATCGCAATTGATGTTTTGGAAGAAGTATGTAACTTAACGACGATCCCTGAGATCACAATAAATAGTCTCACTGGTGGTGGACTTGAAGTCAGACCGATTCTTACATTCACAAGAATAGAAGACTTTGATCGCTTGGCAGGTGCTCCAGCTCCACAAGATCTCGTTCGCGTTATTGATTGCGTTTCATAAAATATGGCAAATATACCAGAACATACAGTAACGAATAATCCACACGGTGCTATTATTTTTGGACCAACTGGCACTAAAAGTGATGGATCTGTATTAAATGTTGCCACAACGAAGGGTCACCACGAACATTATAATAATAATGGAAATAAAACAACTATAATTCCAAAGAAATCTGAGGAATATTGTGGTAGAGACTTCACCGAAGAAAGAAAAGATGGTGAAAATGAGAATATTGCCAAGGCAATTATCTGTGAAAATGGTGATATGCTTATAAATTGCCAACAAGGTAATCTAAAAATTATAGCAAAGAATATTTACTTCGAAGCAATCGGTGATGATAGCAATGGAAATTTTCTTGTAAATGCAAACGATCATATTAGTCTTGTTGCTGGAGAACAACTTAATATTGCTGGAGCAAAAGTTTGTATAACTAGTGCTGATTCTGTAAATATAACTGCTCCTGGTCTTTTAAATCTTAGTTGTGCTGATGTAAACAAAGTTTCTCCATTGAATCCGATTATTGAGGCTCTTCTACCTGGTCCAATAAAAGAATTAATTTCTGGTGTTACTCAATCTTGTAGGTAAATATGGCATTCGATCACTTATCTTCCTATTCACTTGACGTTCTATCACCAATTGCTGGTGGTGCTTTACAGTTTCCTAAAGGATTTTGGGAACCAGGAACTTTATCGGTCCATAAAGGACATTTTGGGCAGGGTTCAACAGTTGTACCTTTTCTTGCCGCACTTAATGTTGGACCATCAGTAACTTCACCTCTTTCAATCAATACAGTTGGACTCGAAGTTCTGACTGGTGTAAGAAATGTATTTGGTGCCGATATTAAAATTGGTTCAGACCTTAAATTTGGCGCACTGGACGTTTCTTATAGTGGTGTTAATTCTGAACTAAACTTGTTAAAGAGTTCAGTTGTTCCTTCTTGGAGTGCCACGGCACCAACTCTAACTGAAAATGCATTTACCATGGCATTTAATAGTCCAGCAGGTGCTCTAAATGGACTATTCTTATATAATGGATCAAATATTTGTGCTCCATGCCCATCTGATCAGAGAGCAAAAACAAACGTAGTTAACCTTGAAGGATCTTTAGATAAGGTATTAAGTCTTAGAGGTGTTTCTTTTAATTGGAACCCAGATGTGGTTCCAGCAAAAGCAAAAGCACAGGCATCTTCTGTTGGTTTAATTGCCCAGGAAGTCGAACAAGTTATACCAGAAGTTGTTGTAACAGAAAAGATCGAAGGTGAAGATCTAAAAACAGTTGAATATGGAAATCTTGTCTCTGTTCTAATCGAAGCAATTAAAGAACAACAACAGCAGATTGAAGAACTGAAAGAAAGAGTGGCATCCCTAGAAGGAAATAAATAAAGAAAATATAATTCTTGGGCATGGACATTGTCTTAAAAAATCAAGTTATTGAAATCCTGGAGAAAGAACAGGATCAACTTGATGGTGTTTATGAAAATCAAAGTAATGTGGGTGTTCCCACATCAATTTCAAATAAAAAAATAACCCAGAATGAATCTGGGCAATGGGAAGAGAACACAGAGGAATTCCCAGAACTTTACCCAGAGGATGCTGGCGATAAGATTGAAGCACAATATGAAAAAGATGTTATTGTTCTGCAGCAGTTTTGTGGAGAATATGACAACACAATTCTTTCATATGACTCTCAGATCAACGCATTAAAAACTCAGATCGTTCAATTATCAACAGAGGCAATTAATAGAAATTGTTGGCCAGGTATTGCCTATAGTACAACAACATCTGGTGGAACTACTAGAAATACTGGTATTAACTCATTAACTCAAAATTTTGGTGGAGATTTCTCTCTCAAGCAAGATATTGATAACATAAAAATCTTTCCAACCATGTGGGGTCCCAGTGTAAATTATGCAGCAACAAATCCATTTGATCCAGACAGCACTGTTGAATTAACAGCATCAAATATTGGTTATGGATATCAGAACGTAATTGCCAATGATGGTGGTTCAACCGTAGGAACCGCAAGAACAGTTTCTAGCACTTCCAGTGATCATAGTGGTCCAAGAAATGTTGCTGCTTTCCGTGCTTATGCTGGTGTTGGTGTTGCGCCTGATGCTACTCTCACTAATATCACTGGTGCTGCTGGTCAAAGTGTATGTGTTTCAATCGCATCTTCGATTGCTAGTTTAGAATCACAAATCGCATCATTGAGATCTCAGAGAGATGCTGCCGTAAGCAGAACTGATCTGAATTCCGTTAAAGGTGTGAAGAAGGAAAAGGAACTACAAAACTGGGGTGCCAAAAACACCCGGCAGAAGGTCACCGACAGAAAAACCAAAAATGCTGGAGCCCTTTCTGCGATCACCAACCTAACCACTTGACACCGTACCCAAGATCCCCTATAATATGTGGGTAATCAACGGAACCACCTAATGAGCACTGCACAAGAATCTGTTCTGGGCATTGTGATTGATGTTTGCACTCGCTCCTTCCTTCTCATCAGTGATGAAGGTAATGAGAAACTTGTTGAGTGTGATACTGTTCAGGAGTTTATGAATGTCCTAGAAGTTGTGACTGCCAACCTTGAACCTGATCAGATTGAGTATGCTGATCTCGCCATTGCCCAATAAATATTAAAAAAATGGAAGTATTTACAGTGAAAGAGTGGGAAGAAAACTTTGATGCTCTCTTGGAAAGAGTAGAAAACGGAGAGCACATTGGCATCATTGGAGAAGATGGTAAAGCAGCAGTGATGATGCCCGCAGATGATGAACTTATACGAATACACACTGACTTAAACAACGAAGCTCAGTAAGTTCATCTGCGGGAATGTCGCCTAATGGTTAAGGCCCTCTGCTTATAACGGAGTGAATCGGGTTCAATTCCCGACATTCCTATTGCCCGTTTAGCAATCTGGTGAATGCAATCGACTCATAATCGATGGGAGGTGAGTTCAATCCTCACAACGGGCACCTAAGGGACGGTGGTGGAAGTGGTAGACACACCAGACTTAAAATCTGTTGAGGGTAACCTCGTGGGGGTTCAAGTCCCCCTCGTCCTATAAAAATAAATATAAGATATCAGGCACTCTCCTATGTCTTATAGAATTGACACAGCATACTGTTGGTATGATAACGGCAGTATGATTGTGAAGATGTATTTTATTAATCAAGTCCCATTTACCTTTGATGAGATGCCTGATGGGCACTTGGAAGATGATGACCTTAAAAGATTAGCAGATAAAGAAAGGTCATACGAACCAGAAGACTTATACAGAAGTTCTTTCTACCTTATAGACGAGGAAGCACATCCTTGTATGTTTCCTATTGAGTTAGAAAACCCAGAAGATATGCCAGACGAAATCGAATATTATTATGATGAGGAAGATTTAATGGGATAAATAATGGATAGAAAGAAGTTCCTGGTGCGGAAAATTGCCATTAAATAAATTAGAAAATTTTATTAAGAGTACTGAAGGGAGAATCCTCTATGTTAATCCCAATGACATTAACTCTAGTGATGATGTAACTAATCAAGGTAATTCATTAACAAAACCTTTCAAAACGATTCAAAGGGCATTGATTGAATCGGCAAGATTTTCATATTTGAGAGGTAGTAATAACGATATTACTGAGAAGACAACGATTCTTCTCATGCCTGGAGAGCATTTAATTGATAACCGTCCAGGATTTGCTATTAAATCCGTTACTGGAACAGCAACAGCGGTATCTCCTTCTGGTGCTCAAACTGCGGCACAAACTACACTATCTCTCACTTTAGAATCAGTATTTGATTTAACCCAAAGCGATAATATTCTCTATAAGTTTAATAGTATTCATGGTGGTGTTGTTGTACCTAGAGGAACTTCAATCGTTGGTCTTGACCTCAGAAAGACTAAGATTCGTCCTAAGTATGTTCCAAACCCAACAGATTCTGTAGTAGATCAATCTGCAATCTTCAGAGTTACTGGTGCTTGTTATTTCTGGCAGTTCTCCATCTTTGACGGTAGAGAAGATGGAACTGTTTATACAGATCCAGTAGATTTTTCAGCAAACAATCAATCTAAACCAACATTTTCTCACCATAAACTTACTTGCTTCGAGTATGCTGATGGTGTAAATCTCCCATCTGGTTATGATCTTACAGATCTTCAGATGTACTATAGTAAACTATCAAATGCCTTTAACTTGGCATCTGGTAGAGATATTGACCAAAAATATCCTGACGAACCACTTGGTTTCTATCCACAAAGACCAGAATGGGAAATTGTTGGTGCCTTTGCGGCAGATCCGATTTCAATTTCTTCGATTATTTCTGGTGATGGTTTTACGCCAAGTTCTGTTATTACAGTTACAACTACAACAGAACATAATTTAACTGCAGATACACCAATTAAGATTAAAGGTGTTTCGGAAGCAGATTATAATGTCTCAGGTAAAGTACAGGCAGTTCTGAATGCAACACAATTTACCTATGCTATTCCTTTTGTAAGAGCAAACTTACCTGCTTCTCCTAGTGTTTCATCAGCAACTGTTACCATCGAGACTGATACAGTTTCTGGTGCATCTCCATATATCTTTAACATCTCTCTGCGTTCAGTTTTTGGTATGCAGGGTATGCACGCCGATGGAAGCAAGGCATCTGGTTTCCGTTCGATGGTTGTTGCTCAGTTCACTGCTGTTTCACTACAGAAAGATGATAGAGCATTTGTAAAATACAATAAGTCATCAAGGGTATATGATTCGATTGCCATTACAAAGCAAACTGGATCTACTCTATCTACACAATCTTCTTCAACAAACCCAGATACAGTCTATCACTTAGACTCTGATGCCATCTATAGAAGTGGTTGGGAAACTAGTCACATTAAGATGACTAATGATGCGTTTGTGCAGATTGTTTCTGTTTTCGCAATTGGATTTACATTCCACTTTGATATTAGAACTGGTGGTGATGCTTCAATCACTAACTCAAACTCTAACTTTGGTCAACACTCTCTACATGCCGAAGGATTTAGAAAAGAAGCATTTACCAAAGATACTCACGGTTATATAACCAATATTATCACTCCAAGAGCAATCACATCGTCTCAAGAACAAATTGATTGGGTTTCTATTGATGTTGGGCTCACAACTCAAATTGGCATTTCCAGCCATTTATATCTCTATGGTTATGATAATGCTGACATCCCTCCAGCAAGTATTACTCAAGGATATAGAATTGGTTCAAGGTTGGATGATCAATTGCATGTTGTTGCTGGTGCTGGAACTAGCGTAGCTCCAATTAGAATGACAGATAATGTCGTTAGTTCTAGTTCAACAGTTGCATACGGATCAGTAACTTCAGAGAAATTCCATAAGGTAACAAGTGGTCCAAGTTCAAATATACTGACAATTGGTCTTCATTATATTCAAACAGGAGAAACAATCCGTATTATAAGTGATTCTGGTGATCTCCCAGAAAATATAACTTCAAATACCATTTACTATGCGATTAGAGTTTCTACATCACAAATTAAAGTTGCAGCAACCAAAGCAAATGCTGAAAATAATATACCAATCACAATTTATGGTGGTTCTCAACTTCGTGTAGAAAGTAGAGTATCTGATAAAAATCCTGGAGAAATTGGACATCCTATACAATGGGATTCCATATATTCTAATTGGTTTGTTGTATCAGATCAAAATAATGAAATTTATAGAGTTATTAATTCCCAAGGAGTTGCTGGAATTGGTCAAAGAACCGGTGATGCCTTTGTTGTTAGGGTAGAAGATAATAGGAGTTTGGATGAAAAAATATTTAAAGTTAGATATGTAATTTCAAAAGATGTACCAAGTGCTAAAGATCCTGGAGAAGGTTTCATTATTCAGGAAACAAGCACTACGGGAGCAAGAAGTAACTCTGATTTTAATTTAACATCAATTACATCATCAGATTATGATTATAAGAGAAATCCAAGATTCATTTCAACTTGTACTGTTGCCTCTTCTACAGTCACAGTAATTTGCGATCTTCCACATGATCTTAATGTCGGCGATCAAGTAATTATTAAAAATATAACTAGTACAACCAATACATCTGGTTTAGAAAATATTGGATTTAATGGTACATTTGAAGTTGCTACAGTTTCAAATGCTAATACTTTCTCATATAGTTCAACAGATGTTTCTGGTGTTGTTCATAATTTAGGAACATATACCAACAATACTCACGTAAGATCGACATCTTTACCAAGATTTGAAAGAAACGATCTTAAAAAGAACCTTTATGTTTATAGAAAAGAAGCAATAACACCATACATCTTTGGAATACAAGATGGTGTGTATCATCTGTATGTAACAAACTCAAATAACTCCATCCTGACTGAGTTTACAGATTATAAGTATAGTCAACAAATTGAAGATCTCTATCCACAAATGGATAAGGATAATCAAAATGATTCTCCTTCCTCTGCAGTTTCATTTGCTAAGAGATCTCCTCTTGGAGAAGTTGTAACAAATGATCTTAAGAGAAGTGTTACAAGGGAAAGTATTGATTTAGCTCTTAAAACTTTCCATAAAGGAGTATCAGTTACTGGTGTTACAACTTCTTCTGGTATTTCTACAATTACTTTTGATAGAGAGCATGGATTTTCTGGTCTTGCAACTTACTCGACACTGAATGGTGGATCTGGACATTCTAATGGAACTTATCATAATGTAAAACTTTATAATGAAGTTGGTCTTTCTAATTGGGATGGTGCAACTGCTAAGGTAGTTGTTTCTGGAGGATCTGTTGTTGCTGCTGATATTATTGCTGGTGGTTCTGGTTATGCCAATGGTGAGACACTTTACTTTGACAGTGGAACAATCGGTGGATCTGCAAGTGCAAATATTACTATTGCAACTTCTGGCATTTCGACTAATATTGGCGATGTTGTTCAAGTAACTGGTATTGGAACAACTACCGATGGATACTACCGCATTTCATCAGTCCCTGCTAAAAATCAAATTGCAATAGGTCATAGTAGTGGTGATCCTCTCACAATTATTGGATCATACGTGTTACCCATTGGACCTTCAATTAGAGTTTCGTCAATAACAACATTTGATTCTGTAACTGGATTATCAACTATTACGTGTTCAGGTGCTCATGGTCTGTTTGTTGGAAATAGATTTAGATTTATCGATTCTAGTAGAAATAATCTTGGGGATTACCTAGTTAAAGAAAGAGTTGGTGTCAATACATTCACAATTCATACTAATGCATCAGTTGGATCACCAAACCATATCTTAAAACATGGAATTTCAGCAAATGATGCCATTTCTGATTCAACAATTGAAAATCTGTCGATTAGGAGTTTTACTCCTTATGGAAATGATTATCTAACTTTAGTTGGTGATATTACAGTATCAGGAACTACCTTAGCAGTGTCTTTACCAAATTCTGGTATTGGAACTTTAGCAAGATTTCCACTTGGATCATTCATCCAAAGTGGTGGCGAAATTATGAGAATTACTAGTAGCACTTTAAGTGGTTCTAGTAATAATGAAATTAGTGTTATTCGTGGTGCTCTAGGAACTATTGTTTCCGAACATAAAGCAGGATCACCTATCAACAAGATCAAACCAATTCCTGTTGAAGTTAGAAGACCTGCGATTGCCCGTGCTTCTGGTCATACTTTTGAATATCTTGGATTTGGACCTGGTAACTATTCAACAGCTTTACCACAGGTTCAATCTAAATCCCTGAATGAGAGAGAAGTATTCCTCTCACAATCTCAAGAAAAGTCAGGTGGTATCATTGTTTACACTGGTATGAACAATGATGGTGATTTCTATATTGGTAATAAGAGGGTCAGTTCTGCAACTGGACAAGAAAGAACTTTTGATGCTCCGATTCCAACAACAACTGGTCAAGAAACCAGCATCTTAAGTGCTGTATTTGATGAAGTTATCATCAAAGAAAGATTGAGAGTTGAGGGTGGAAACTCTGGCACAGTTCTTTCTCAGTTTGATGGACCAGTAACATTTAATGGTGAAACCAAGTTCAATGATATCCTTAGTTTGAATGATAATTTAAGAGTTGGTGGACATGTTGAAATTACAAATACCACAAACTCAACATCTAAAGATACTGGAGCACTGATTGTTGATGGTGGTGTTGGAATTGAGAAGAATTTATATGTTGGTGCAGGTTCTTCTATCTCCGGAGATCTTTACGTTCGTGGTAATGCTGAGATTGTTGGTGTTACAACCACCCATAATCTTGTTAAACTACAATCAACTCAAGGAAATACGCTTGGAAATGTAGATACTGGAGCACTTCAAATTGATGGTGGTGCTGGTATTGCCGAAAACCTAACTGTTGGCGGAGCAACTTCAATCACTGGAGATCTCCGTGTTAAGGGCAACATTGTTGTTGAAGGAACCGGATTATTCCCAATCGGTTCTATCATCCTTTGGTATGGTGCTGTTGGTGCTATTCCATCTGGATGGTCGCTCTGTAACGGACAAACTGTTGGAGCATATACAACACCAGACCTTAGAGAAAGATTTGTTGTTGGTGCTGGTGGTGATAATGCCACTGTTTCTGGAACATCTGGATATTCTGTAAATGATACAGGTGGTGCTAACTCAGTTACGCTAACAACTAGTGAAATGCCATCTCACACTCACCCATTTAGTCTTAGTGGTTCAACCAAATCATTGATTGACTCCACCAAAGTGTTCCAATATGGTGGTGATGCTGTTGGTGCTCATGGATATAGTAATAGTGGTACTAGTATTAGTGGATCTATTAATAATACTGGTGGCGGATCAGCACACGAAAATAGACCCCCATATTATGCTCTTTGCTACATCATGAGAACATCATAAATAACTAAAAACCATATAAGATGGCAAATTTTAGGAAGTCGTTTAACTTTCGTAATGGTGTTCAGGTAGATGAAGATAACTTCATAGTAAACTCTGTTGGTTTGGTGGGAATTGGTACATCGGTTCCCACCGAATTCCTAGATGTACGAGGTTCTCTTAAAGTTGTTGGTGTTGCCACAATTCGGGATGCTTTTATCGGTGTTGCGACAGTACAAAGTAAATTAGAGGTTGGTATTACTTCATTCCGTTCTGGAATTATCACTGCTACCAGCACCAGTGGTATTGTAACTTATTATGGTGATGCAAGATATTTGCAAGGAATGCCTACTTCTCAGTGGGTAGATACGGATGTAGGACTAGGATATACGAGTATATACGCTGCTGGTAATGTTGGAGTCGGTACAGTAGATCCAAGATTTACCTTCCAAGTTGGTGGAAATAATAATCTTTCAAGTTTCTCCCGTGGTGTTGGTATTAGTTCTGTTGGTGACGTAACAGTTGCTGGTATTGCAACTATTACCAAAATTTATGGTTACGGTATTGGTGTTACTGGATTAAATGCTGCTGATGCAATAGCAACAGGAACACTTAATAATGATAGACTTCCTTCCAATATCAATAAACCAACGGGTATTCTTACTGCATCTAGTTTTGTAGGCGCTTTAACTGGAAATGCTGCTACTGCTAGTGATTTACTACCAACTGCAAACATTAATATCGTTGCATCGAATGTTGGATATTCTACCGCAGGAATTTCCACGGTTTATAATACTCTAAGAGTTGTTGACGGAGCAAAACTAGTAGTTGGTGATGTTACACCTCAGGCAGATATTGAAATTAGAAGTTCTGGTATTTCTTCGATTCAGGTCGTTAGTACCACAGCAGAATCAAGATTAGTTCTTGGACGTTCTATCACTGGAGCAGCTTCTAGTTATGGATATATTCAATTTGGTAATGCTGACGGATCTTATCCATCCAGCACTTCTAAATCTCTTGATATTATAAATTATGATACTGGAAGTGTCAATAATTATCTTCACTTAGGTAATTCTGGTATTAATACTGGAAGATGGGGATGGATTTATGGTCAAAGTCTTGCCGAAAGAATGTCCCTTACTTGGGATGGAAGTCTGGGTATAGGGAAAACAAATCCAGATCGAACATTACACGTTGTAGGAACATCAACAGTAACTGGTAATGCTTATTTTGGTGGAGACGTTCAAGTTACTGGATCACTTCAACCAGATAATATAACTGTTAGTGGAAATTCCATCCTAAACGGAACGGCAATTGTTGGAACTACAGGAACACCTGCTTACACATTACAAGTTGGAGGTAATCCAACCTCTACTGCTGGTGTTGGAATAGCATCTGCTGGCAATATCAAAGCATCGCATGGTGTTGAGGCAGCAGAGTTTAAAACAGGAGCAGTAACTGTTGGAAATGCTGGTATTGTTACTTGTAATGCAGTAAGTATGGGTGGAAATCAATTTAGTTTCCAAGTTTCTGGTTCTAATTTAATTATTTCTGTCCCTGGAGTGGGAACAACGACTCTAAAACTTTCATAATACTTGACAAACTTATAAAATCTCAGTAGAATACCTTTGTGGTCGTTGAAGACAACGGATATGACAGTTTATAAAGTGGATAAGAAACCTCACAAGGGTTCCTTTTCTGCTATAATAACTCTATTCTGAATTCCTAGAAGACTCATTTATCATGACATCACTCCTCAAGAGCAATATCCTTTACATTGGCACTACCAACGAATTCAACATTTTTCACGTTGGTATGACATTTGATGGTAGAGATCCCTATGATCGTTGGCGTAAGGACGCAGAGTATCGTAAACTACCCTATCTTGTTGAGCGGGTTGAGTTTTATGATATTTGTGGTGATACGGACCATCCCTATCATGAATGGATTCGTAAGGACGGTATTCTTGATCTTAAGAAACTGGGTCGTTCTCGCTCTCCAGAACTCTTTAAAGTCTCTGGAGAAACTCATGAAGAGTGTGTTTCTAATCTCAAGAAGTCTATTGAAAACTGTCTAGAGTGCCGTAGAACTGGTATTCGTCCTTTTTCTAATATTTTCAATCCCCGTCCCCATCAAGTATGGGTGAATCAAAAGATTCTCAGCATGTATAATGGTCAGTCGACTACTATCGTGCCTCTGTATCTTTGTCCTCGTTGTGGTAAGACGTTTCAGGCACTTTCTCTCTTTAAAGAATCTGGTCTTGACGTCATGGTAGTTGCTTCTTATTGGTTGGCAGCAAACGAATCCTTTGAAAAAGCAGTGTTTCAAGCATATGACATTGTTTCTGACGTATCTATCATCAAACCAGATCTTGAAGCACTTAAGAATGCCCTTGAGAAAGGAAAGAGAGTCATCATTGACGTTTCACTTCACCAAGATGCGGAAAAAGTCGATGGAGATCTCATTAACTATCTGTCCAATCTAAACAAACTCATCTATGTTGATGAGGCAGATTATGGTGCCTGGAGAAACAGGTCTCGGAATAATATTCATCCTTTCGTTGAAGGTGGAAACAATCTGGTTTGTATTGCCACTGGCACGAATATTGACCGTGCATTGATTGGTTCTAAGGGTGAAATTCAAGATCCTATTGTGTTTTCATATCTTGACCTACTTGAAGCAAAGCATGGACATGGTTTCTTGTTCGAACCAGGAGGTATCTGCTATGATAATCAATCTTATTGGATGAATTCTCTGTCTGATATTGTAGAGATTGCCTGTCTCACTCTTGAAGTTGATAGTGAACTTGTAGAGGAATTGAACCAACTGCTTGATAAGGACCGTCCCAATATGACGAAAATCTTTGGTAAGAGAAATTCTCATATCATCCGTAAAGTTCTTCGTACCCTTTTCTTCGATGAACAATTCAATACGGATATCTTTGGATTGTATAATACTAAGTACACTCCTATTGAACATCCTGCTGCGATGATGTTTATTCCTGGAACTAAAAAGGACGTTGACAACATTGTTACCATTGGCAAGCAGATTGCACCACACTATAATTGGATCGCTCTACATGGTGACAGTTATACCAATCGAATTGCTGAAGATGCAGTAAAGGAAATTATTGCAAATGGTGGTGAGAGGACTGTGATTGTTTCCTGCTCTATGGGTGCTCGTTCATTCTCAGTACCCAATATTATTGCTGTGGTTGATTGCAAAGATGGTGGATCCATCGGAACTGCTGTTCAGGAAGCATCTCGCTGCTTTACTCCTGGTTGTGGCAAGGATGTTGGGTTGGTTGTGAAGTATTCTTTCAATCCAGAAAAAACCTCTTCTTTCTTGACAGACTTGATTTCTTCTGCGATTAGTACCAATTCTTCAGACACTGATTCTGCTATTCGCAGAGTGTATGGTCTCATGGATTTCCTCAAGAAGGATGAGGAAGGTTATTTGATGAACTTGACAGAAACTGATTTTTTAGAGTACATTACTTCTAAGGAAAATCTGAGCAATATGGCATCTGCTCAGATCGATGTTGAGGGGTTGATCAGTAATATTGATCTTCGAGAGATGCTTCGTAATATTTCCACCAAGAATTCTGGCAAAGATAATAAGAAAGAGTGGAAAGGTGTAATTGAAAAAGCAATTTCTTTCATCGAGACTGGAAACGGAAAAGAAAAAAAGATCAGTCCAGAAAATAAAGCAATTGTTGATCTTATTAAGAAGGTCAATACGATTGTAGAAACTTCTGCAAACACCTACTACATGTCTCCCTACAGCAGTAATTTCAAAGATTGTTTGGAAAATATTGCTAATGATGTGGATAAAAACTCAGAATACAAAAAGTTGGTTGGTGTTGATGCAAGAACTGTTCTTGATCATGTTTATCAATATCTACCGACTAAGTTTATGGACATGATTATTATGAAGGCAGACCAATTTGATGCACAGGACAATTTTGTTAGCAGCACCAGTAAGCACTCTACTTTGAATCTGTTCAATTTGTAAACTGGCACAGGGTGCTCTCGTTTATGTGATGAGTGTTCTATAATATTTTTCATGAAAAGAACTCTCTATCTTGCCAAGGAACCCGATCTTGGTGTTCTTAATGACCTCTCTAGAATTTCTGGAGAGGTTATTGTAGTTGATTGTTTAGGTGCTTATGGTGACTTTTATAAGAAAAAAGGTTATAATTGTATAAGTAAAATAAAATTTTTTGAATTGGATGGAACTATGCGTTTTGATTTTGTTATAGGTAACCCTCCCTTTCAATCAAATAATGGCAATGGAGATCTTTCTGGATCTGGAACTGGTGCTCTCTGGTGGAAAATTGCACAAAAAAGTATTACTCTATTAAAACCTGGAGGAACAATAAGTCTTATTACCCCTACTAATATTTTAAATGGTGGAGATGCCTTTAGTAAGATTGTTCTCGGACCAGAACGTCAACTTGATTTGGTAAAAGTTAGTACTAATGTAAATAATCACTTTTCTTCCATTGGAATTAAAGTCTGTCATTGGACAGCAAAAAATAGTATAACTACCAATAATCAGTGCGTTATTGATCGAAATATTTCTGTAAATACTGATAAAACTCTCAAAATTTATAACGATCATAATTTTCAAGATATTATTCAAACTCTTTTTGATTCGAATAGGGAAAAATTTAATATTTCGATCAAAGATGCTGCAAGAGTGGTATCTGTTTCAAAACTCTTACAAAAAAGAGGGTACTCAAAATCAGAAGCAGATGAAATATCTAAGGATTATAGAACAGTAAAAACAAAAGAATATCCGTATCCATATAACTCTAATGGTAAAATCAAATACGGAAAGGTGAAATGGACTACACATGGGATCTGGAAAATGATGATTCCTCATATGGGATCTCCTTTCAAATATGAAATCATAGTTTCTGATATTATGGTTTCCGATCAAAGTTGTGATGTTCAGTTTTTTGATTCTGAGGAAGATGCATTAAAAGCAAAGAAAGTTTTGGACGATCCAATTTATAGATGGATCATTGAACAGATCAGAATTTCTGGTAGAATCTCGACAGCAATTCTCACTAGATTTCCCAATGCTCCTATTGAAGAAGTTCTTTCTGAAGATCAACTCTCTTACATAAAATCTCAACTATGAAAATTCTTTATCTCGCCAAAGAACCAGATCAAGGTGTTAAACAAGAAATTGCTAGAGCATCACTTAAGGGAGATGTAACTGTTGTTGATTGCCTAGAAGCATATAGTGACTATTATCAAAAAATAGGTTATAATTGTATAACCAAAACTCAGTATTTTCAATCGGATAGGACCATGCGCTTTGATATTGTTATTGGTAATCCACCTTATGGTGCTGGTGCCAATCTTGCAATTAAGTTTGTGAATAAGGCAGGTGATCTCTCCGATAATGTTTGGATGGTTCTTCCACGTTCTTTTGAGAAGGACTCGGTGCAAAACAAAGTGCGATTGGATTTTGAAATTGAAGAATCTCTAGTTCTTCCAGAGAGTACCTTTCCTAATGGTATTCGTGCTGTTAAACAAAAATGGATCAAAACCGATAAACCACGTAAAAAGGTTGAAAAATCCAGAACACATGATGATTTTGAGTTTCTGCGATATGAAGATAGATTCCGTGCCAATGTGTTTATTGGTGAGTATGGGTGTGGTCCTTCTGGTAGGGTAAAAACAGAAAACTTTACACATTATGCTAAGGGTCATTACTTTATCCTTGCTAATGATCAATCTGTAATTGATAAATTGGTTTCTCTTGAACCAAAGTTTCGAAGTAAAGCAGCAGGATGTAATGGTAGATTTCACATCAGCAAACCAGAAATAGTGGAGATTTATACCAATGAGTAAGAATAAACACAATGAATTGGTTGGATCAAATATTGAAAGATCCAATGAAAGAATTAGTGAAACTGGTGAGGTTTTTACTCCCGCAGAACTATGTTCCGAGATGGTTTCTGAAATTCCAGAAGATATTTTAAAAAATCCTACATCCTCTTTTCTTGATAACTCTGCTGGATGTGGCAATTTTATTATTGCTTTGATAAATAAGCTCTCAGAGTATCATGAGAGACGACATGTAGTTGATCACATGGTTTATGCTGTTGAGTTGATGGAAGATAATCATAAAGAATTGTGTGAAAGGGTGGGAGTATCCGTTGACCATCCCCATTATGTGTGCCATGATGCACTTACATATGATTATTCGTTTGGGGAACCCGTCGGGGTGGAACAGTTCTTTTAGTGGCGCAGGGGGTCCTACGGGACCCCTTTTTCTGCTATAATAGTCCCATACGCGATGAGACCTGTGATCCAACTCCGACCTCACCAGCAACGTGCTCTGGATGCTCTGCTTGAGTATGTCAAGGGGCAGGTGATTATGCCCACTGGTTCGGGCAAGACTCTTGTGGGTATTGCTGATGCTCTGCGTGAGTTTCAGTCCGATGCCCCCAAGACCATTGTGGTGGTGGCACCCCGCATCCTCCTGGCGGAGCAGTTGTCTGCCGAGTACCTTGAGTTTATCACCAACGTTGCTGTGCTGCACGTTCACAGCGGTGAGACTCATCACCAGAGCACCACCAAACCCAGTGAGATTCATAACTGGTGCCGTCGTGCCTATAAGCACCAACTGATTTTCACCACCTACAACTCTCTACAACGTATTCAGCAGGCAGATATTCACGTTGATATCATTTACTTTGATGAGGCACACAACAGCGTCCAGCGTAACTTTTTTCCTGCGACAGAGCACTTTGCCGCCACTGCTGACCGCTGCTATTTCTTTACTGCCACTCCAAAGCATTCTATCACTGTTTCTAAACCTGGAATGAATGATGCTGCCGTTTATGGCAATGTCATCTGCAATGTTCCTGCTCCTGAAATGGTGGATCAAGGCTACATATTGCCGCCTAAAGTTGTCGTGAAGCAACTTGAGATGGTTCAAGATAAGCAGATGATTGCTGACCGTGACTCTGCTAATCTGCTGGAGACTATTGACGATAATGGTCTGGGTAAGGTTCTGATTTGTGCTCGTTCTACCAAACAGATCGTCAATCTGGTATCACAATCTGACTTCTGCTCTGACCTTAAGGATCGCGGTTATTCTTGGATGTATATCACCGCCAAGACTGGTGCCGTGATTGATGGTAAGAAAGTGGATCGTGAGGTGTTCTTCGACACTCTCAACGCTTGGGGTCGTGATGATGCCAAGAAGTTTGTGGTGCTGCACCATAGCATTCTGTCTGAAGGCATCAACGTTCAAGGTCTGGAGGCAGTGTTGTTTATGCGGAATATGGACTACATTGGTATCTCCCAGAGCATTGGGCGTGTGATCCGCCTAGGAAGCGCCCAGAAGACCTTTGGTCTGGTTTGCGTGCCTGTCTACGATAAGGTGGGTATCAGCACCGCCAAGAGCGTTCAGGCGGTGGTAGACACCGTGTTCCGTCAGGGTCAACCTGCCATTTCAGTGGTCCGCCGCTGAAACTGGCACACTCTGCCCCCACACCATCCCAACTCTGATATAATACTAAAGTAATCAAAGGAAACCACAATGCGCTGCAAAGTCCAACTCTATGTCGCTGGCAAGGTCTTCAATGAGATCGTAGAAGCACGAGACTATGAAGATGCCAAGCGAACTGCTCTGGCACGCAATCCAAGTGCTAAAGTTATGGGTGTTACTGCGGTATTTGGATGAGCGAAAAGTTTCTCAAACCACATATTGACCGTCCTGGTATTCTTGACCCAATACCAGGAGACCCAGAAGGTTATGTGACAAAGGATGGAATGTGGGCAGCAGTGCCTATTATTAACTCCAAGAAGTTTGCCATCATTAACTTTGGTTCCGTAGTTCACACTGCCCAGAACTACACTGCTGCCAAAAACTACATTCTTAAGGAAATCAAAAAGTCCAAAAAGAAGTAGTGTAAATACTATAACTGAAAGCAACTCATGGACAAAGAACAGAAACGCAAGGATGCTCTTGGACTCTTTATTGAAAGTGTATTGAAACCAGACCATGAGTTGAGACAGTGTGCTCACAATCAAAAGTGTTACAATGAACTCCTTGAATGGAGACAAGAGGTGCTAGAATATCTAAACTCGCGTAGAGGTGAGGAGTTTAGTTAATGGAATCCTATTACATATGGTTACTGCTCTTCATGGTGGCGGCATACTTCATCGTAACTGATGATAGTATTGCTGCTGCTTTTTATTATGTGTTTAGGTTAGTAAAAGCATATATTCAACGCAAATGGTGGTGGGCTACGCACAATCCCAAAAATCCTGTGGTAAAATATCTAATATGGCGTCGTTCTATGAAACTCGCCAAAGAGTTACAGAAATACTTTGACGAAAATAAATAGTCTCATACTTGGAGGAGTGTATGCTTTCTACGCAATATCGTCTGCGACTTGAAGCAATTTGCGACAGAATTGTAAAAGGTGAAACAGTTGAACTGAATGAGATTATTTGGGCAGAGAAACTTGCAAAAGCAAATCGTTCTGCTGGAACAATGCTTCGTCAGGCAAGAAGAAGAGCAGAAAACCCTGATATGGACGATATGGATGACTTTATGAACCAACTTGATATTGGTGGTTTAGGACACGAACGTTTTGGTCGGCGTGGTTTTGATAGTCCAGATGATTTACACGATTGGTTTAAGCGTGATGAAGACGAAACTGATTGGCGTCAGAGAGACTGATGACTTACGAAGAGTTTATTCATAAAGGCACTACATTCTACATGGAAATGGTGCGTCTTGTTGATACTAAACTCAAATATCGTATGGACTTTACGGAAGAAGAGAAGGAAATAAAAGAACACATTATGGAGTTTCAACACAATGTTAAAATCAATGAGTTGAGAGATAAGTTCCAAAAATGCTGGGAGATAGAAGAATGAAACCTTTAATTCTTATTGCTTGCTTTTTTCCTCTTTTTACGATATGGTTAGTGATGAAACTCTCATTATGGATTGCCGCTGTAAACGAAGAGCAAACTTATGTCAGAGATGACGCCAAACGACCACACGGACCTTATGTGGAAGACCCATATGGAGACGCTGATGAAGAAGGCGAAGATTATTGAAACTAAAGAGATAATTGAAGAGGCAATCTGGCAGTGGTATTTTGAGCGTGGACTTGAGGTTCCCAACTGGAAAATGCAGCAAGACCCACAATGGTGGATTGATTATCTAAAAGAGCTTGACAATGAAGATTAAAGGACCTATAATACCTAGCAAATACTTTATCGTCATGGACTACAAACCCTATAGTATGGAATGGAGTCGGAAGAGATATCTTGCCGAAGCAATCCAACAATACTTTGATACTGATGCTCCAGTGGATGTAATCCTGGATGATATTGTGGATGTGCTTGGACAGAATGCTGCGGAGCACAAGACTCGTGCCGATAAGTTCCAAGAAGTTTTGGACGGTCTAAAAGCACTTCCATATTAAAATGAGTCTCTCTGAAAAAGATAAAATCTTTAGGGATGTCTGGCAGTGTGCCTATCAAAGGCGATATAGTGCTATGTGTAAAGGTGACTGGGAATTGTATCGGCGTGAGCACCAAACAATTCTAATGTGCCTTAAAATAGCAAAATGGACAACCTTTGATACGGATCAACCACACTATCTAAAACGATGACTGAACTCACACTACTCACATTGCTCAACTTTGTTGCTGGTGACTTCTGTGCTGCCAAAGCACAAAGTATGGATACTCTTAAGTCAGTTCTTATTGCCTATTCCAAAGCAAATGATAAGTTTGGTGGGAATAATGTGAGAAGAGTAATCAATAAGTCTCCTGCGATTGAAGTGACTGCTCTTGCGGTTGTTGCTACAAAGTGCCCTAACCTGTTGTGATTTGGAGGAAAGCAATTGGGAATGTTTGATTATTTTCGCTCATCATATGATTTGGGCGAGCAGTTTACAAATACAGTGTGTCAAACCAAAGACATTGAAGATGGTATTGGTGGCACAATGACTGACTACTGGTTAGACCCCAG